GGTTTGAAAGGTGTGAAAATTGATGGTTCGCCAGCGACTGGGGTAATTACAATGCCGGATGGCAAAGAAATAACATTTGAGGCAGGCGAAATCACAGAAATTAAAGAACCCGAAGGCGAAGGTGAAGATATCGAAGCCTTAAAAACTGAAAACGAAAGTTTGAAATCAGAAATTGAAACTTTGAAATCTGCACAGGCGAAAGTTGAGACAGAATTTGAAGCTTTTAAAACTGAGATAAAAAGTTCCTTTAAATTTGATAAGGATGGAAATCCTGATCCGGAAAGAACCGTAAAAAACAGACATATTTATAAAACTAAAAAATAGAACAAAATGGCAAGTGCAATAGATTTATCGAGTTTGACAATGAACAATGAAGAAGCGAGAGATTTCGTGGAGGTTGTATTTGAAAAACTTTATGGCGATGACGGGAGAATCTCCGCCGCTAATGACATCCATACGGGTGTCCAAATGGGTACACAAATTCCATTTTTCGGCGTTGCCGGAATGATTGGAAAAGCATCAAGCGGGTGTACTCCAAACGCTGTCTCTGGCGTTGCAGTTACCCAAAAATTATGGGAACCAAAACTTTTTGATGCAAGATTAACTCATTGTCAAAATGATATTAGTCAGCTTTTCAAATTATGGAAACGGTCTCCGTCTGGCTTGGCAACATGGGAAGATGTAGACAATGAGCAGATGGCTTTCTTGGCTTCTATGGTTGTTAATTCGATGGTTGAGGCAATTTTGAGATTAACTGCTTTAGGTGATACAAATGCAAGTCCTGTTGGCGATGCGACTGGTGATGAGCTTTTAACAAGCGGAACAACAAAAGCGTATTTTAATTTGTTTGATGGCTACTGGCCGCAAATCATTGATGCAGTAACTGGGTCATTAACAACTCGTTACACAATTACTGAAAATGGTTTGGGTTCTAAAGCTGCTCAAATTGTTCTTGCTGCCGATAGAGGTCTGAAAACTTTGAGATATTTGTATAATAATGCAGATGCTCGTTTGATGGCTGCCGAAAACAAGGTGTTTGTTTTGACTCATTCTTTGTTCACTAATTGGGTGGATTATTTGGAAGACCAATCACTTGGCTTCATGTTGCAGCAAACTGAGGAAGGTTCTACAAAATGGCTATACAGGGGTATTCCTATTATTGTACGTCCTGATTGGGATAGAAATATCCGTGCTTATTGGGATAATGGGACAACTTATTATTTCCCTCACCGTGCCTATCTTAGCACAAAAGCAAATATTCCAATCGGAACTTCTGACGAGGGTGATTTTACTAACTTTGATGCTTTTTATGATCGTACAGACAAACAACATTATATGGATGTTGCATCTTATTTAGATGCAAAAATGTTGGAGCCTTACATGGTCATAGCTGCATATTAAAATAGGAGGAAAAAAATGGGATGTACAACAGGAATATCAGCTGATTTAATAAATGATTGTGATACGCAAACGCCGGTTGCCGGTTTGGAAGTTAAGGCATGGGCATTGAATAGAACCGACATAAGCACAATCACTTATGATGGGTCAAATGGAAATGAAGTATCAGCAATTACAATGCTTTCGACAAAACAAGCTTGGGTTTTGCAGGGTTTTAAAAAGTCGCAAAATGCAGGGCATGACATTGTAGTAGCTGAAGACATACCTTCAAGATACAAACAATTTTTCTCTTTCAAGCCCTGGGGCGTTGATGCAGATGTTGTTGAAGATTTGGATGATTTGGAAGATTTGGTTATTATTGTTGAAAACAAAAACAAAGGTATTTCCGGCGATGGAGCTTTTGAAATTTATGGTTTGGAAACGGGACTTTATAAAAGTGCAGATACAAGACGAAGCAATGATAATAATGCAATTCAATCAATCGAAATGACTACGCAGGATGGGGAAGATTCTACGGTATCAAGACACGTATTTTTTGATACGGATTATGCAACAAGCTTAGCAGCATTAGTAGCATTAGAAACTCCGGCGGTGTGATAACGGATATTGAAAAAATAAAGCGAGTTGATATTGAATTAGTGTTAGCTGATGATTTATTGACTCGCTTAGTTTTAAACACTTATTCGGCTTTATGGTGTGTTTCGCCAAAATTTTGCGAACGCTCTATAAGGTTGTATTATAGCGAATTAGTAAAAAACGGAATTAAACAATTTAAGATGAAATCGAAAAAGCAAGAATATATTTTAAAAAAAGGTGTTCGTATATATTGGAAACATGAACATTTTACAGTTTATAATATGACTGATGAAAAGGCAAAAAAATTGCTGAAGGAAAATCCGAAATTGATAAACAAATTTGAAAAGATGCCGGAAAAATTAACCGCTGCTGATTTGATTGATGCAATTAATAAATGTGAAACTATTGAGCAATTAGAAAAATTTGCAGGCGATAACCGGAGGACAGTATTCAAAGCTTATAATGATAAATTAGATGGATTTCATAAAGTTTCAAATGTAGATATTGCAGATGAAAACGGAACTGATTAAAATAGAGCCTCGAAAGGTTGTAAAAGAAAACAAGCAAGCTGGCATCATGAATAATGGTGCTGATAATGCCTATCCATCTCGGATGGAAAGAATTATCCTTGCAAGCACAACTGGCAAAGCGAGTGCAGAAATGTATGCAAACTTTTTGGCTGGCTCCGGGTTCAGTGATGAGATTAATAAAATAGTTGTCGGGGAGGTTAATTATAAACCGATAACAATGTACGATTTGCTTGAAAGGATCGTACATTCAGTTGCTTATCAAAATGGAGCATTTATTCATTTAAATATTGCTTATGAAAGTGCTGATAAATTTTATATTTCAGACGTGCAACCTTTATTATTTAAAAATTGTCGCTTAGGCCTTTTGGATGATACAGAATATACAGGCAAAATTGCTATTTACGACAATTGGGATAAATCGAAATCAAGTAAAATTGAGAAAAAGAAAATAAGAAAGGTTAATGTTTTTAACATGAAACCGGAAGTTATCACGTCCCAAATAACAACCGCCGGCGGTTTTGAAAAATATAAAGGGCAAGTTTATCATCAATTTTTAGATAATGAATATAATTATCCTTTATCGCCAATTGATGTTGCTCAAGACGATGCCGATACAGAAAGCGAAATTTCTAAGTATAAAAACGGCGATTTGCGGAATGGTTTTACAGCAAGTTACATACTTCGCCATGCTTATTTTGCAAACAAAAAAGACAAACAAAATTTTGTTGATAAAATAAAAGAATTTCAGGGTGCAGAAAATCGTGGATCTATTATGCTTATCGAAGATGACATTACTGAAGATGAGACAACCGGGATGACTGTTGATAATGGTTTGAAATTTGAAAAAATTGAGCAAACCGTTAATGATAAAATATTTATCAATTATGAAAAGTCAGTTGCAAATAATATTCGCAAAGCCTATAAAGCAATTCCAACAATTTTAATTGAATATGTTGAAGGGAAATTGGGCGGAACTTCCGGCGAAGCATTGACAGCCGCTGCCGATTTCTACAATGAAATGACAAAAAAAGACCGGCAAATAATTGAAAACATTTTCAAAGATATTTTTCAGCATTGGAAAGAACCGATAACAGATTTTGAAATTCGGCCGTTGCAGTTTGGAGACGAAGAAGAAATTATTGACATTGCGGAATCTAAACGTTTAGAATCGCAAGCAGCGTTAAAAGGGTCTGTTGGGGGTGTAACTGCATTAATGCAATTACAACAATCAGTAAGTGAAGGAACATCCGATTTATCGGCAGCCATTGCAATTGTTGAAGAAATTTATGGTATATCAAAAGAAAAAGCAACAGAGATGCTCGGAACTCCAAAACCTAAAACAGAATAAACATGTCAGCATTATTATCATTTAACAAACAACAATCAGTTAAACCAATTGCAGCGAATAATGAAAGCCGATTTGCTCAATGGTCAGAGGAAGTCCAAGAAAGGGAGTTGAAAAAATTAATTGGCACAAAATTATATCAAGATTTAGTGAACAATTCAACATCAGCAATATATCTTGAATTACTAAATGGTGGAACATTTGTTGCAAATGATTTTACATATACCCAGTTAGGTTTGCGGTATGTATTAGCATTTTTTATTTATTCAGAATATTTATCAGACTCGAAATTGCAAGATACATTTGCTGGCTTTGTAAAGAAAAACATTCCAGAAAGCCGGCAAGCTGAAATAGGAGAAATAAAAGCAAAACAAAACCGAGCAAGGCAATTGGCATTTGGAGCATGGGAGGAAATAAAATTGTTCCTTGATAATAATACAGATACATATGAATATTGGGAGTGTGCTAATGTTCGAAAAATATACCCGCCGGAAATAACAAAAATCTAATGGCTGTAAAAAATTACAAAGAATTAATCGAGGTTGATGCTATTTCACATATTGACGAAGTGCTTTTTGGTGTTACAACAACAATTTCAATATTAACTATTATTGATGAAATTCTTTATTCCGGGGATGAATTAACAATTACAAATCCACACACTTTAGAAAGTGATACATTCACTTTATCGGCTGATTCCGTTGCAGATGCAACTTCTTTATCAATTAACAGCCATGATTTTACATCTTCTTTTCCGGTTTACTCTGTTATTTCATTTGCACAGTATGAAAATATAAGGCAAAGAACAATAATAGATAGAGGCACAATAGCCGGAATGACCATAACTCCGACAACATTAATAAAAACAGATTCTATTTTAATTGATGCAGGGAATGGGAAAATAGCAATAGGCGGATCGACAGCTTCGGAGGCTTTAGATGTATATGGTGAAATCGCTATCAATGGAACATCTATTATTTATCTTCCTGACCAAGTCGCATTATTAGGCTCTGTGGTTTTTGGCACAGGTGGAAGAAACTTAGTTAATACAGCTGGCACTGATGGGAGGTATAATACAATAATTGGTATTGGTGCTGGTAATGCAATGACTACTGCTCAAAAGAATTACGCAATTGGGTATCAAGCTGCATATTCTAACACGTCTGGCAGTAATTTTCAAGCAATTGGGTATCGAGCTGCATATTCTAACACGTCGGGTGATAATTTTCAAGCGATTGGTTATGCTGCTGCATATTCTAACACGTCGGGCAGTAATTTTCAAGCGATTGGGTATTTAGCTGCATCTGCGAACACGTCGGGCAGTTATTTTCAGGCGATTGGCTATTTAGCTGCATATGCGAACACATCGGGCAGCTCTTTTCAAGCGATTGGCTCTCAAGCTGCATATGCGAACACATCGGGCAGCTCTTTTCAAGCGATTGGGTACAATGCTGCACGCTCTAACACGTCGGGCGGTAATTTTCAAGCAATTGGGTATTTCGCTGCATATTCTAACACATCGGGCAGCTCTTTTCAAGCAATTGGGTATCAAGCTGCACGCTCTAACACGTCGGGCAGTAATTTTCAAGCAATTGGGTATTTCGCTGCATATTCTAACACGTCGAGCAGTAATTTTCAAGCGATTGGGTATTTCGCTGCATATTCTAACACGTCGGGTGATAAATTTCAAGCAATTGGGTATCAAGCTGCATATTCTAACACGTCTGGCAGTAATTTTCAAGCAATTGGGTATCGAGCTGCATATTCTAACACGTCGGGCAGTAATTTTCAAGCAATTGGGTATCAAGCTGCACGATATTTAGCAGATGGTTCAACAGGCGCAAAGGTTTTTAATAATTCTACATATGTTGGAACAAATACAAAGGTCTCAGCTGAAGGCGTTACTAATGAAAATGTATTTGGATATAATGCAACAGGAAATGGAAGTAATTCTGTAACATTAGGAGACGATAATATTTTAAAAACAATTTTAAAAGGAGACGTAGGAATAGGAGAATCCACACCATCAACAATATTGCACATTAAATCAGCAACCGCCCCAGCTATCACCGTAGAAAACTCCACGGCCTCGATTACCGTGTTGGTGCAAGCATTTAACACGGCCGGAGCGGTTGGAACAGGAACGAATCATGAATTAGGAATTTATACAGATGCAATTGAAGCTGTTAAAATAGACACCTCGCAAAATGTAGGGATAGGAACGACACCGACTTCTAATTTGCACAATGGCGGAAGTGCTGCAAAAGAAATAGTTTCAAAAACTGCTGATTATACGGCAGCAGATGAGGAGGTTATAATTTGCGATGGTTCAAGCAACACAGTAACAATAACACTCCCTGCATTATCAGGGATAACAGGCCGGACATACTATATTAAAAGCATTGATTCTACATACACAGTTACCATTGATGGAAATGGAGCGGAGACAATAGATGGTCAAGCAACTCAAACATTAGGAAAATATAATTGTATTCAAATAATTGCCGGGTCTTCGGAATGGCATATAATAAATTAAAAAAAAAGATTATGAAAGATTGGTTTCAATCAATAGCAGAAGGAAATGTTTCAGATTATGAAGTAATAGAAAAGTTTGGTGAAAACCCCGATGTGGACACTGGTACAGACCCGGAAGATGTTTGGGATTATGGAGGTGTATATACATTTTCATCAACAGCCGACATCGACCAAATTAGTTCAAGTGATGATACGGATACTCAAGA